ATAGGTTTAAAGAAGAATGGTAGTCTACTATTGATTGGAACAACTTTATCAGTAAACATTTTTTTCGCATCAGAACCTGTCTTAGACAGTATGCCAACTCTAGAATCTTTAGCTAGAGTTCCGGTGTTTACACATTCAGAAAATGACATAAAAGAAAATCCTGAACGTCTTATTTTCAAATAAATCATTCCAAAACTTCTTGTGTCAGCTTTACAAGCCTCCCAAAAAATAAACAACAATCTATTAGCTTCTCTAAAATCAGGGTAACCAACATCAATAGATGTCCATTGTAAGTACATATAATGTGCTCCCGTTATATAAGTAGGAATACCGTTTGACATAAACCATAAACCTTGTTCCCTTCTGTCAAACTCTTCTTCTATATAATCAACCCACCTATCTTTAAATTCAGAAGACATTTCATTCCATTGAAATATTGATTGAATCTTTGATAAAGCTTTAGGTAGTTCTTGTCTTTCCCAATACTGTTCTTCTTTTTTTGAGTGTCTTTGAAGACACTTTTTTGGCTCTAATGGAAGTGCTATACTTAGACCTTGAATAGAAATTATATTTCCTATTTGTCCGCTTTTAGAAATGACAACAAAATCATACTTAGAATTGTATCCATATTCCCACGTTTTAGCCTTGTTCTTAGACGTTAAAACATTTTTAGGTACAATACCTTCAAGTACTTTATATAATTTATTTAGACCTTCTTTCTGCAAATCCTTGTTTTGTATCTGTTTTTTTGGCTCCTCTTTCTAATGACTCAATAGCTTCCTTCTCTGCTTCTATTCTATTTAATATTTCAAAAGCATCAAAGATTGCTAACTTCTTTGTAGCTGCTGCATTTTTTAATCTGTCAGCAGATAAGTCATCTTCAGGGTCGTGTTTAATTATCGCTTCCTTCGCCACCTTTATCAGTTGTTCCACTGCTCTGTGACCTGCTTCTATTATTTTTAATTTTATTTCTTTTGATTTCATTTTTAAATCTTTTCTTTTTTCTTATTGGAAAATTGCTACCATCGTGCTCATTCCATTCGTCTTCCCAAAAAATATAACTCATATGTAATAAAGATATAGTTCTCAAAGTATCATTGTTATTTGATGGTCAAACATTCTATATAGTTTTTCTCCATCAATATTAAACTCATATTCACTTTCAGGTTTGTAACACACTTTAACTCCTTTTGTAACACCTTTGGATTTTAAATATTCATTAGGATATTTTACAATTCCAATTAAAGGTTCTTCACTTAATGGTTTATAAATATAAGAATCTTCAACCGGTGCAGGTTTTATAAAACAATATCTATCTATTGCATTCCACTCTACACCATTATGATATGCATAGTATTGTTCTTCATCTATAAAAAATAAATCATCTTTAAAATAACTCTTACCACTTTGAATTTTACCCTGCATATCATTATAATATTTAAAAACATTATGATGTACAAGTAATTTATCTCCTTTCTTTATAGGTCCATTATAATCAAGAGGAAGTTCTATAACCTCTGCTTGTCTATTAGAAAACCTATGGTCTTCCTGTGACGTACTGATTATAAAATCAATATTACCGTAAGTCTTTGTGTTATCGTATCTTTTACCCTTTAAAGGTTTTACAATAAAAGAAGTTGGTGAATTCATAATTTAATTTATGAGCCACAACCAAAACAATCTATGTGTGAATCAGTTGGCTTGACTCCATTTAATTTCATTTCAATATTATGTGCAGCATCTCTTAATTCGAGATTTTTTTCCCAAGACAAACTATCATCTTGTAATTCTTTATTTATAAGAGCCAATTCAGAAACTAACTCTGCTCTTAATAACTCATCCATTAATATTTCTTTTTCTTAGGCTTAGAGTGACCATAGCCTTTCTTTTTTAATTCAAGATGTTTTTTCATTGTATTAGCTTTTACACCTTTTCCGGCTTTGCTATACATCATATGTGGTTTGAATTTTTTCTTTACTGCCATAATTAAAAGTTTATATTATATTCTATAGATACAGGCATAGTGCTAGAGAATTCTTTCCATAACAAAATCTCTCCATCATTCTCTATATAGATTAAGATTGAATCTCTTTCTATATCATATTTAATTAAATGAATGACATAGCTTCCGTTCAATATTACTTGACCAACTAAATAATGCATTGCACCCGATTTATAGTCAGGTCCTACTGAAATCTTTCTAATATCCATTACACTAATTTATGAATAGCGACCCACGAACCCGGAGCGGTAGGCATATTTGCAACATTAGTTGCTACAGTTTGAATTCTACATTGCATACCTGATACTGTTCCAAGTAGATTTAATCTATCTCCATCATTTGAAATAGTTATTGGGAAACCAACTTCCCAACCACCTGCGATTGCATCATTAATTTGCTGAACCCAAGTTTGTAAATATGGACTACCATTTACTATTGCACTAAACATTGCATATTGAGTTGTGATGTCTTGGTTAGCCATATTAACACCAAAGTTTACAAAATAATTTCCGGGAGTTAAAAAGACAATATCTCCTGTATTTGTAATTTGTACGTCAGCAGTAATTTGTCCTTTACCAAAAAGTATTGTTGTGGCTACACCCGGTTGCATTGATTGAGTAGCACTTTCTGAATCCTCAATAACTTTTGTCATTGCCATAGGTGTACTGTTAACAGTAACTGCACCTGTGCCTGAAGGTGGACTAATACTTACATTTGTTCCCGGAATAATTTGAGTTACTCCACCACCTCCTGAAGACGTACCCCATTGAGTTTGAATTTCAGAAGTACTAATACTTTTAACTTCTAATACTTGACCATTTGCTATTGGCAATGATTCAGGTAAAATTATTTCCTGCTTTGTTCCTTGAGCCGGAGCCAATAAAGTCATTGTTACAGGACTACCTTTTCCTGCTCCTGTTTCAAGTTCAATTTTACCACCTTTGGTAGAACCGTTCCCTTCAACTCTTAAACATCCTTCTTGACTTGTAGGAGCAGCAGATTTACCTAATGTTAGTTGAGAATAGGTAGAATCAAAAGTTAACCCTACATATGCACCAAATGAACCATTATCATTAAACTGAACATTACCATCAAGACCTGCAGGACTTCCTGTTCCACCTGCAAAATTAATTACAGTAGGATTAACATTGTTATCCATAGTAACACCTGAACCTGTAAACTCAAAGAGTCCTGATTCTGTTTTGTTACCTACTTTAATACTATTTACAACATTAGTTGATGTTGCACTTATTGTTAGTGTTTTAACACCTTGTGCATCAGTATTGACTGAACCTGATAAACCTGAACCTATTGAAACTTTGTCACTAAAAAATCCTGCTTGAGTATCTGCTGAATCATATTTAAATTTATCATTACTACCTCCACCACCTGATGGGGTTGGTATCCAATTTAATTGACCGTTACCATTGTTTTCTAAAATGGTATTTGCACCACCTTGCTTTTGTGGGAAATGAATATAATAATCATCACTTGCTTCTTGTGTAGTACAACCTGCTAAGTGTACATAGTTACCTGCTCTATGTTCTACTGCTGCATTACCATAATAAATAGCATCTCCAACTCCGTAAGTATCTAGAGTTACCTGACCGGCTTTCTCTTTTCCACCAAGAGTGTGTTCTGAAAAATCATTACCCAATACATAAGTATTGTATTGATTACCTTCAAACACACCACCTACTCCGTGATATTGAACATCTTGAGGTGCACCTCCCGGTGTACCACCACCGCCTGTTCCATTGGCTGCTGCAGTAATAATACCTTGAGCATTAACAGTTATGTCAGCATTGGTATAAGTTCCTGTTACACCTTGATTAATTAAGTTAAAATCAAATGTTCCCGCATTACTTCCTTGTATAACTAAATCATTAGACTTAAAAGTTAATTGGTCTTGATTTTCATCAATAGTTTGAGTTGTACCTGAATTACCTGTTACATCAAATTTACTTAATCCACCACCACCAATAGCCGAACCATCAATGGTTATGTCGGTACCGGAAGCACTTATAGTAATACCTCCTGTACCTAGTAAAGTAAGTTCTCCGGTTAATGTGTTTAGTGACTGAACGGAAAGACCTCCACCCGGTACTAACGCAAGAATATCTCCAATCCTATAATTTTTTGTAATCAACTCATTATCGACATCAGTACCTATTACTTTGTCGTTAATAGTTGGTATTGCATCTACAGGGTATGTTGCTATTCTTGCCATTTTTTATTTTACTTTTTCTAAAGTCTCTTTAGGACTTTTAGTAATTTCTCCTGTCTTTGGATTGATTACCGCATCCTCACCGTACTTTTCAGTTAATTCCTTTTCGACTACTTTATAGTCTTCTTTTACCTTGTCGATATTATCAACAATTTGTTTCTGTTGCAAAACTACATCCCCAAGTTGCATTTTCAATTGGTTAAATGCGTTAAGCATTGATTGAACTTGAGTGAGTTCTTTTTCTGTTAATTTTTTACTTTTTGCCATTTGATTTATATTTAATTATTTATTAGTTACAAAGATAGTAAATTTTCATTTAGATTATTATTTGCCACACAATTGAAGTTGGAATCTATTTCCGTCAGCTAGGGTAACAGTAGCACATCCACTTTTAGTGTCAACATCTATTCTGTCAATTGTAGTATCTCCCTGACCGTTATAGTCTACAGGAAACTGTGGTCCTGTTGGACCCGTAGGACCTTGTGGTCCTTGTGGTCCTGTTGACCCTGTATTACCTTTTGGACCTTGGTCACCTTGGTCTCCCTTAGGACCTTGAGAACCCGTATCACCTTTTTTACCCTCAGGACCTTGTGGTCCCGTAGAGCCGGTATCACCTTTCACACCTTGTGGTCCTTGTGAGCCTGTGTCACCTTTAGGACCTTGTGGTCCAACACCTCCCGTAGAGCCGGTATCCCCCTTGTCACCTTTAGGTCCTTCAGGTCCTTGCGGTCCAACACCTCCTGTGTTACCCGTATCACCCTTATCACCTTTAGGTCCTTCAGGTCCTTCCGGTCCTTGTGGTCCTTCAGGTCCGGTACTTCCGGTGTCACCTTTTTTACCTTCAGGTCCGGTACTTCCTGTATCTCCTTTATCGCCCTTAGGACCTTCCGGTCCTGTTGCTCCAATATCTCCCTTAGGTCCTTGAGGACCCGTACTTCCGGTGTCTCCTTTATCTCCTTTATCTCCTTCGTCTCCTTTTGGACCTTGAGGTCCAACTCCTCCTGTTGCTCCTTTTGGACCCTCAGGTCCTGTAGCACCCGTGTCTCCTTTATCTCCTTTCGGACCCTCAGGTCCTACTCCTCCGGTTGCTCCGGTATCTCCTTTATCTCCTTTCGGACCTTGTGGTCCTTCCGGTCCTATACTACCTGTATCTCCCTTATCTCCTTTGGCTCCTGCATCTCCTGTTTTACCTTGAGGTCCTTGTGCACCTGTATCACCTTTGTCACCTTTCGGACCCTGTGAACCTGTATCTCCTTTTGGTCCCTCGTCTCCTTGGTCTCCTTTAGGTCCTTGTGGACCTTCAGGACCTGTGGCACCTGTGCTTCCTTTTGGTCCTTCATCTCCTTTAGGTCCTTGTGGACCTGTAGCACCCTTGTCACCTGTGTCTCCTTTGTCCCCCTTAGGACCTTGAGAGCCTGTGTCTCCCTTAGGACCTTCATCTCCTTGGTCACCCTTTGGTCCTTGAGGACCTTCGGGTCCTGTCAATCCAATAGGACCTTGTGCACCGGTATCTCCTTTGTCTCCTTTGTCTCCTTGCTTTCCATCAGCACCCTTAGGACCTTGGGGTCCTGTTGGTCCTGTGGCTCCGGTATCTCCTTTATCACCCTTAGCACCTGTGTCTCCGGTATCCCCTTTATCACCCTTAGGTCCTTGT